CATCTAATATCTGTAAGCAGATAATCACCCACTACAGATGGTGTCTGCCCTCCACTGTCAATAGATGCAGCCTGTCTAAAAAAACCTCCTCTAAAATTTTCAGCTACAGTTCCTAAAGCTATTTGTTTCCAATAATCTGATTTAGTTGTTTGATCTGTAATAACTTCTGCAAGATGCCATGCCATTTGATATGCAAGCAGTGTAACAAAGTAAGTAGGCATAGACCCTTCGCCTATTGCCTTTTGATAATCTATATGTATTTCTGTTGCGTCTGTTCTTAGAACAGCTGTACCGTTTGCAGCTTGTCCTACCTCCCAATCTTTAAACAATGGTGCGCCAGCTGCTGTGCTTGTTCTTACAGCTTCAGGTACACCAATAAGCATATCGTTAGGAAACAGATATTGATATGTCCATTCGTTTTGTGGTGTATTGGTATCTCTGGTTAGTTGAGCCTTTGCAATAGTGAAAGACCATTTATACATTCCTAGAGTAGAAAACTTAACTTCTTTGTAAATAGTATCGCAGGCCTGTGCAGCTGGGGAACCATCAGAAAAACTAGTAATAGCTTCTGCCCCAAGTAGTAGTAACGCTTTGTTACAAATCTTTACATCAGTATCGCCTGCTGCCATTTATACCCTCCTTAAAGTAGTAGGGGCCTTTGCAGGCCCCCACCATATTACTTTAGTCAGTATCTGTGTTCGCTAGTGTAGTACCATCGTTCACGTCCACCACAGTTCCTGTGTTTGATAGGACATAAACTAAAGTTGCTACTAGCGTACCGCCAGTACTTGAGTTTACGAAAATCATATCACCAACACCAACCTCTTGGGCTACTGAATTAAAGTAACCTTCAGTGTTAACATCAGCGATAGCATCCGTTGTCGTATAAGCAAATATCTGTGGAGCAGAACCTTTTTTAGACTGTCCACCGATTGGGTTCCACCCATCTCTGTTAAACGCCATGATTAAGCCTCCCTACAGACAACATCTACAATACCGTCAGTATCGATTGCGATACTTCCCATAGATAGCTTGGCTGTCACCAAGAAAGATGTTTTCTCTGCTATATAGTTGATTTCTGTAGAAGCAGGCATCCCTACTGCTACACCTAGTGCGGATTGATGAAACGCAAAACAAGTACGGTCATTTGAACCATCAATAGATAATCCACCCTC